GTCGCAGAAGTCGTGAAACGGCACTAACTTACAGGGTGGGGCGTTCATCATACCTCCTTTTATTTCGGTTGGAGAACACCTTTCGCACAATACATCCCTCCTCCCCAATTTGTCAATTTGCCGTAGCCGTCCGGGGGAAGGGGAGGGGAGTTGTATTCTATATATATATATTATCACTATAAAACATAGAAAAATATAGAAGCCTCCCCCTCCCCTTCACTCTCCTGATGCCTGTGTAGACTCTCGGTCTCACCACAGAACATGCACCGATTATTTTGTCTAAATATTAGATGTTTGACAATTCGCTGAGAGAGGATATATTGTGCCAGGGGGAGGTTTTAATGACGAAAAACGATATTATTTCCCTCCTGGACCAGCCCGTCGTCGGGATCGATACCGCCCGCCAGATCTACGAGGGCGCCGCCGGGGTGTATGCCCTGATGGACGACGACGAGAACGTCCTCTATGTCGGCCAGTCCGGCAACTTCGCCCAGAGGCTGGCCAGGCACGTGACGGACAAGAAGAAGAAAGGCGTAACGAAATGTTGTTTGGCGGGCGTCCCGGACGCTGGTATGAGACTGATTCAAGAGACAATCTGGATCGCGTTGCTTCGCCCGCCTCTCAACACCGCAGTCATGCTCCGCATCCACTCAGGAAAGCTGACAGAGATTCGCTATCGCCGCCGAAAAACAAAGAGCGCGTGATCTAATGGTTAGGATGATGGGGTCTCAACCCGTCTGTCGGAGTTCAAATCTCCGCGCGCTCACCATATCTCAGGAGACCACATGGCACGAAGACGACCGCGACCGCCCCGCTCGCGTAAGCCATACAAGGGAAACCGGACCCTGCTCAGAGTCCTGAAGAAGGGGCTTGACGTCACGCGCCGGGATCTTGCGCGCTTTAAGCCGGATACTAAGGATTTGGTCATCGTGATGGCCCACCTCCGAGGATATTGCGACCCGTGCGGGGTCGAATCGTATGCGCGTAATCTGCTCGATGATGAGGCGGATGACCCGATCCTGACCGAAGCAGACGTGCAGCGCCGGATGGAGGATCCGGTGCGTATGGCTTGGATCAGCGGCAAGCTGATGGAGAACCAGGAGATGCTCTGTGGCTACATGTGGGCCTCCGTCTTTCAGCGTGCCGTCCGTGGCAATGACCAGGCCGCCAAGCTCTGGGCACAGCGTTTTGATCCGGCCTTTCGTCCCACTAATAGGACAGAGACTGTCACCGCCAGCCTGGACGTCAGTATTGTGGACGACCATACCAGGCAGTCCATGCTCGAGCGTGAGCTGCGGCGCCTCTTTGGCACCCCGGCCGCTGCCGAAGCCAAGGTCATCGACGTGACCCCCCTGGAGAAGCATGAACCCAAAACTGCGCGAGACCCTGAGCAGCCTGACGCCCGAGCAGGTGGCGGAGCTTCCACCCGACATTCAGGTGCAGGTCCTCAAGCTCCTGCAAGCTGAGAAGCAGCTGCGCCAGGAGTTCCCGCTCGCGCACAACAAGCCTCATACCGTGCAGGAGAAGTTCCACACCAGCTCGGCGCGCGTGCGGCTGGTGACCGGCTCGAACCGCGTGGGTAAGTCTCACATGGGCGCGGCTGAGGCATATTCTCACAGCCTTGGGTATTATCCGTGGCTGGTTCCCGGGCTGAAGCTCAAGCGGTCTGGTGGCAGGGTTACTCTCCCCATGCGGGACGAGGTCCCCTCTTCAGCCTGGGTCCGGAACGACCAGGGTACGCCCATTGACGTACCCAACAAAGGTATCATCGTTACCGGGCTCGGTCTGCGTCAGGGAATTGGTGGGGTGGTGTGGCCAAAGTTCGTGGACTTCGCCCCGCGAGAGATGCCAATCAAGACTTGGAAAGGGCCCTGGGGCCTGCCCATGCGCGCAGAGTTTCCGAATGGCTCGATCATCACGTTTGCTTCTAAGGAGCAGGACGTCTTCACATTTGAAGGCGTTGACTTGGATTTTGCCTGGATCGACGAGCCCGTCCCGCTCCGGATCTGGAACGGCTTGTGGCGCGGACTGACCGACCGCAAGGGCCGGGCCTGGCTGACTATGACGCCACTCGGGGCCGACGCCCGCTGGGTCCACTACGATCTGGTCATGGGCGAACGCGACGACGTCTTCGTGATCAGCGGCCATATCGACGACAATCCGTATCTGGACCCCGAGGCGCGCGAGGCCTTCAAGAACAACGGGAGCTGGACAGAGCAGGAGCGGGCGGCGCGGGTCGAGGGGAAGTTCGAGTTCCACTCCGACCAGGTGCATGCGCTCTTCAACCGCGAGTTCCATGTCGTGGAGCCCTTCGCGATCCCGTCGGACTGGCTCCGCGGGCTGACGATCGACCCGCACACGCGGCGGCCGTGGTTCATTGCGTGGTGGGCGATGAGTCCGATGAACGAGGTCTTCTTCTACAGGGAGTGGCCCCCGCAGGACTTCCACCGTGTGCGGACGTCGACGATGACGACGCCTGACTACGTGAACCTGATTAAGGCGATGGAGGGCAAGGAGCACATCATGTTCCGGTTCCTCGATCCCAATTTTGGCCGGGCTCCGGCGGTGCGGGTCGGCAATGAGATCAAGACGCTCGAGGATGAGCTGCGCGAGTACGGCCTCGAGTTCTTCACCGATATTAACGACAAGCTCGAGTACGGGCACGCGGTCGTGAATGACGCCCTGCGCTGGGATCAGTCACGGGCCTGGGCTCCGGATAATCGTCCCGGGGTTTACTTCTTTCAAAACTGTAAGAACCTGATCATGTCGATGGAGTCGTTTTGCTACATGCCGTACAAGAGCGACACCCGGCTACATGAGCTGGTGAGTGAAGAGTTCAAGGACGGCGCGGACGTTGTGCGCTACACGCTCGTCGCTCCCAAGGTAGTCCCATCAGATTCTGATTCGTATGTGTCAGAAGACGATTGGGAGTCATACAACGACCCAGATTGGACCTGAACGAAAGGGGAAAACGTGAGGTACCTGATTTACTGCGTGCCGTTCCTGGCTGGGTGCTCGTTCCTCGAGTCGGTAGCCGAGGAGGCAGAGGCGGTGGTCGAAGTGGCAGAGCCCGAGATTGCGGAGCGAGGCCCTGAGATCATTGAGAAGGTGGGCGAGGCTGCGGGTGGCGACCCGGTGGCCATCGTCGGGGCGGCGGGTGCAGTGGCTGCGGCTATCACAGCCATTGTGGTGCGCTACATCAAGAGGAAGAAGGCTGGCAAGTGAGTGTCCCGAAGAACTATCTCGACCTATTGCGAACGGTAGGTCGGCCTATCGGTGGTGAGATCGTTGCCGGCGAAACGGCGAATCTTGCGGACAACGTCTGGACGGCGATCAATCTCAGCAACATTTTAGAGTTAAAGCTTGATGCCGTTGGCGAGATCGTTCTCGTCTCGACTGACACGGGCGTTGGTAATCATTTCAAATTGGACCCAGCCAATCCGCCATTGTGTCTGACGTCGCTGCTCGGCCCGTCTGTTACGTTGTATGCGCAATCTAACACCGGAGAGTCTGGTGGCGTGCTCCAGTATTTCGGCCTGCGAAACGTCGCCGGCGGATTGGCAACATGATGCGGAGGAAGAAGTGAAGAAGCTACTTGCTGCCGTTCTGTGTCTCGTTCTCGTGGGCGGGTTGGGCCTGGTTATCTTGGACCAATGCGTTCTCGGCTTCATGATTCAGGGCAAGATCGGTTTGCGGCTGCCGGGTGGGGACATCATCGTTCTGAGCCCCTCAATCGGTACGAAGCGGGTCACGCCCAGGCCGCCGGCGCCCGAACCGGCTCCGTTGCCGCCGGGGATTCAGCGACTTCCTTCGACAAAAACTTGATTGCGGGGGCGGCAGGATATGGCGAATTCAAAGGACCTTGCGGACAAAATTGCTGAGGCGATCTCGAACCACGCCAATCTCGGGCAGATCTTCGCCCGGCTGGCGGGGTTCAACACTTCGTTCACGCTCGTCCGCAACGTGAACAACTTCATCACGGAGATCCACCTACTCGTGAGCGGGGTCTCCATGAGCAGGACGCTGGCCCGCGACGGCAGCGACTACCTGGCAGGGGCATCAGTCTGGACACTATGACATGGCTTGGTGGAACGACGACTGGCACTTCAAGGTGCCGCTACACCATTGGCTGGCCACCAACACGTCGGGCGACTCGGCTGTTCACGGTATATTCGTGCAGCTCACGGCCCAAGACGTCCCTGGGGCGTTCGAGTCTGGTGATTCCGGCCTAATGGATGTGCGGTTCGTTCACGGCAGTGACCAGACTGAGCTGCCGGCCTACCGGGTTTACTTCGACGACTCGGACCTGACGGGCCGGGGGGCCTGCTGGTTCGTATGCAACCCGTTTCCGTATTCTGACTTCGAGGACTCAAATTACTCGCAGCACCTGTGGGCGTACTACGGTAATACAGGCGCGTCAGACATTTCGACCGCCGACGCATTCAAAGATGCTGGCTACATCTCGGTCTGGTTCTTCGACGAGGCCGGGCCGACAGCTACTGACCTGATTGGTAATACCCATCTCTATGCTGCTGGGGAGACGCTGAACGCCTACGCCACACAGATGAGCCATCCGATCGGCCTCATGTGCTGGGAAATGTCTGGGGCCTCGGAGTACCTCTGGGCCCCCGAGTCTACGGCGTCGGCGCTAAAAGAGCCACACATATACGGGATGGCGCTGTCCTTCAACCGAATCTGGGGCTCGCGCCGGGCCTGTTGGGTGTCTAAGCCCGCGGCGGCCTGGCCATGGCAGTACGGTGGTTGGGGTATGGGCTGTAGACCTGACAATGCAACGTACCACGAGCCACCTCACTTCTGGTTCGAGCAAAACGGCTTCAACTCTAACTACTCGCCGATGTTGGTAGACACATGGCACCATGCGCTCGGCCGCAAAGGTATGGCCCAGGGTGGCAGTCATTGGTATCAGCGTAATGATATTGTGGACCCACTCCGCGAACTCGGCTTCAACGCTGGCCCTCAGGGCACTTCGGATTCACTCGGTCTGTACTTCGGTAAGATCTACGACACGACGAATTGGAATCACCTGCTTACCGGTCGCTTTGCCTGGGCCGGGGTTTACGGTGGCTCACAGGGTCTTATCAACATTGGCTGGCGGAACGCCGCCTATCTGACGATGCAGTCATTGAACAATAACTTGTTCACAGTCGGTGACGCATCAGGCAATTCAGGCTACGGGATCGGCGGCGTGACGCTGCGCCCCGACATGAATGACCTGATTGAGGTGGTGATCTTTGGCTAATGACAATCTGACTCGATTGAAGAACGCGGAGAGCGCGGCTCTCGCTGACATCAACTTTGTTTGTGGGGGCCCGCTTCACCTCGAGTACCTGGACGCCCTAAACCGGGCAATCGCCGCTGGTGGCACGAACGACCAGAAGAACCAGCAGGTCCAGGACCTTGCAGAGATGCTGTTTGTTAATCTCGAACTCGGAGGCCCGGTATGACGGAACCCTTCAACAAGATCGCCGCGCAGCTGCCGACGCTGGGCGTGATCCTGAAGGTCCACCAGCGCACTGCTTCGCTCAACAAAGTCCTTGAGCAGCTGGCTACTTGGCCCGGCCGCCTGGTCAGCCGCATGCGCGTCGTCGTTCTGGAGGACAAGCTCGTCGCGCCAGCCGTGGACGATATCGTCATGGGCAGCGACATAGTGGACCAGGTGATCCGCCTGGACTACCAGGTCGTCGGGCCCGAGGGTGAGAAGTTCATGCAGGCCAGCAACGTCGGCCTGGCGGCAATAGAGTCCTTCAACCCGAACTGGATCTGGTACGCCGACGACGACCGCTGGTTCGAGCCCGGCTACGAGAACGATGTGGCCGGCGCCCTGCTCAATCCTGATGTCGATGTCTGGAACATCCGGTCCATGTTTTTCTGGGAGGACCGGGGGATCCGCGAGGACTTCTTCAAGCATAACGCGCCGCTGCTCTGGCGCTGGCGGCCGGGCGCGCGGCTGGACCCGGCGCGGATGCTGGAGTGTCCGCCGGTCATATACGAAGCAGCAAAGGCCACTGGCCGCATGGGACAGCTTAGCTATAGACTACTTGACGTGGGGTACATTTCCTCCAAGGAGCGGCAGCGTGTGTTTGACGCTTACGCGCAAGCCGGGAAGATAGACTCGCTAACGACGTCGCTGCTGGACGAGAGTGTTCAGCTGCGCGCGTATGAGCATGGCGACCAGTGGAGACCGTGATGCCGGCATCCAATCCTCTACACATCAATCTCTTCCAGGGGCTCAACGTAGATCCTGGCGCGATTGACGTGCTCAAGAAGAAGATCGACGAGGCGGACGAAGCTCGCCAGGAGTGGCTGCTTCGCACCGAGAAACTGACTCGCCAGCGGTTCGGCATCAAGGGCAACAAGAAGCGTACCGTGCCGTTCCCCGGGGCCAGCGACCTTCGCATCCCGACGCAGGACAAAGCGGTCCGGCGGTGGAAGCCGAAGATCGTCTCCCTGGTCTATGATGCCGACCCCGTGGCGTACTTCAAGGCCCAGGAGCCCAGTGACGTCGAGAGCGCCCGTGTGACGGAGCAGTTCTACGACTGGCTCTTCAAGATTGAGATGAGCGAAGCACTCTACGAGATCAATCTACTGGCTGATCTGATCGCCCACCGCGGGCTGGCCTACCTTCAGATCTCGTGGGACTACGCCACTGAGGACGAGACGCGGATGCTGTATCCGCGCCAGCTGTGGCCGGACGGCGTCCAGGACCTGGAGGACATTGAGCTTCTCCAGGACATCATCCATGAGTTCGACGTGTCCCCTGAAGAGCTGGACCCCGGGATTATCGACGCGGTCCGCGGCGGCGCCGAGGGTATTGCGCTGTTTTTCCGGGCCGTCACGCGGAACCGACCGCGGATCACGGCGCGGGATCCCGCCCAGGTGATCATGCCCCCGCGGGTGACGGACGTGGAGGCCTCGCCGTTCGTGTGTGTGCAGCACCAGTTCGACGAGGGGTTGCTCGACTGTTACGCCCGGGACGGTATTTTCGACCCGGACGCGGTCGCGCTGATCAAGAGCAAGATACAGGGCACCGAGATGGGCGCCAATCTGGCCAGCTCTGGGCACGATATGCGGCAGCTTGAGCTGCGTTCACTGGACAAGAAGGAAGGAATCGAGGAGGGCAAGGAAGACCAAAAGCGCGTAGTGATGTGGGAGATCTTCACTTGGTCGGCAGCGCCGGAACGCCGGCGGATCAAGTTGTGGGTTCACCCGAAGTCGAACACGGTTGCGGCAGCGATGCCGTATCCGTTCCCGTTCCATTCGTGGCCGCTGGTACTGTTCCAGCACGAGATCACGTACAGGCGACTGTACGCCTCACGTGGACTCACCAGGATGCTCTCACCGCTGGCTCGAGAGGTCGATCGGCTTCACAACGCGCGACTTGACGCGATCTCGATCCAGCTGGCTCCAGCGTTCAAGTACAGAGCCCCGGCCGGTGCGGCTCCGCGGACGTTCCGCTTCATGCCTGGGAAGATCTTCCCGGTCTCCCAGATGACCGATCTCGAGCCGCTCGTGTTCCCGACCAACAACCTACAGGCGTTTACGGCCGAGGAATACCAGACCAGGGCGCTCGTGGAGGATTACGCTGGGCTTGCGGACACTGCCGTCATGAATCCCCTGAGGGCCCAGGAGCGCCGGACTGCCACGGAAATCGACTTCATCACAAACCAGATGCAGGGGGCCTTCGCACTGGACGCCAAGATTTTCCAGATGTCCATGCAGAAGGTTCACCAGATGGTCTGGGAGCTATGGTACGAGTTCGGCCCTGAGCAGGTATTCTTCCGGGTGGCCAACGAGGAGATGCCGCGGCCGTTCCTCAAGTCGGAGGTCTCGCGGCGCTACGACATTGTCCCGGCTGGTACCCCGGCGAACACCAATCGCCTGCTCGAACTCAACAAGGCGCGAGAGGCCATGCAGATCTTCATGCAGGACCAGTCGGGCCTGATTGACCGTGCGGAGCTATACCGCTACTACCTGGATCTACTGGACTTCAACCTGGCCAAGCGGGTCCTGAACTCGCCGGAGAAGGCCTGGGAGATCCAGACCATGATGCAAGCCGCGGCCATGCTACAGCAGGGTAACCTTGGTGATCTGATGATGTTTTCCAACGCGGCCAAGGCTGCTCAGGTACAAGGGAACGTGGTTCCCGGCAGCCCGCCGCTTGCGTAAGGAGGCTTATGCAGTACAGGCACGGAACACCGCTGGAACGTGAACTCCTCAGCCTGGAGCCGGAGAAACGAGCCGCCCGTCTCCAAGAAGTGTGGAAGGAGTTCCAAGGAACCCGAGCGTTCGATCTTCTGACCATCACTCTGCGCGACACAGAGTGGGAGGCTCTTCAGAGGATCCGGACCAATCCATTGAAGGAAGCTAAAGTCGCAGCTGTCATGATGCACGTGGTCAACCGTATCCGCCAACAGTTCGAGGCTCTGGGTCGCGGGGGTGAGGAGAATCCCTCGTCCGTCGAATGGCAAGACGACGTGGAGTTCTGGGACCTCGATGTGAACACAGGAGAAACGAATGCCTGATGACTACCCGAAAAAGGTAGATGACCAGTTCCCGGATATCCAGCCGGGTCCTCGGTCGCTGCAACCCACGGACGAGGCCGGACAGAACGTCAACGCCGTGTCACACTTTTCTGACTATGGTGAGGGCGCAACGGCCAAGCCCATTCCGGCTCACGAAGAGGCACGGATCCGCGAGGAACAGCTCCAGGCCCAGCAGGCCCAGGGGACCGCGGATCCGACAGTCCAGCCTCAGGATGACCGCGGCGGTGGGATCGCGGCGATGGAGAAGCGGATCAATCGGCTCTACGGGCAGTGGAAGACTGCCGAGGAGGGCAAGTCCGCCATGGAAGAGCGGTACGCCGCGCTTGAGCAGAAGTACGAGGCCCTCGAAGCCCGTTTCTCTCAGGCCGCGCGTCCGCCGGTAGCCGGTACTCCGGCTCTGCCTCCGCAGAGTCAGGTCGGTTACCCCGGCTTCCAGGGCTACGGCCAGCCCCCCAACGCAGCTCCGGTGCCTCCAGCGGCTCCGCCGGCCGGCCCCAACAACGAGGTGATGAGTGCCATCCAAGCTCTCAACGAGCGGCTCGACCGCCGTGATCAGATGGAGGCCCTCGGCGCCCAGCAGGAGCAGGCGTATGCGGCGGCTGTCGCTGAGTTCCCCGAGCTGAAGGATCAGAACAGCGCTCTGGCTCATGCCGCAAGGCAGGTCTTCCAGCGCGACCCCAACTTCAGGCTGGATCCCCAGGGACCCTACAGGGCCGTTATCATGGCCCGCGGCCTCATGGCTGATCGTGTCGCCAACGAGGCCGGACTGGAAACCGCACGCCGGGCGGCGGCAACGCCCCAGGCGACTGCGGTGGGCACTGAAGGAACCACATTAGCCCAAATCAAGTCGAAGTACGACGCAGTACTCGAGCGCATGCAGAGAGGGATCGGCAACTCGCACGAGAACTGGAAGGAGGCCCAGGGCCTCAAGCGCGAGTACCTCGCGAGAGGAGGGCGTCTGTAACTACCACGTTCGGCGGTAGTACAGTGACAGGAGTAGCCAATGGCGTACACTTCATGGCAGGAGTTCACGTCCGGCGGTCGGCCGCAGGGCGGAACCATCGTTAGATCCTTGACCACTATGATTGCGAAGTCGTAGTGAATCGCGCCTGTTCGGGGGAACGTAGCGCATGGACTTCGAGAAAGAAATAGCCGCTGCCCAGTTGGCCAGTTTGGTGGATACCGACGGCTGTATTTCCTTCTGGCGTCGTACGCATCCTTATGGAGTATACATAGGGCCGCGCGTGACATTTGTCAATACAGACCGTCGTCTTGTAGAACACTTTGCCAAATTGTGCGACCGACTCGGCGTAAAACATTCGCCGGTACTGTACAAGGCCCCCAAAAATCCGGAGCGGCACAAACCAAAACTTGTCTTAAATGTCTCCAAGCGGCGGGAATTGAAGATATTTTTTGGTTTTGTGTTGCGTTACCTGGTCGGAAAGAGAAAGCAAGGGGCTTTTTTGAGTGCCATCTGTACGGCCAAGTGCCACAACAAACGGGGACAGCCCCCGTGGGTTGCTGTGTATGCTGATCGCATCAACGCACTCAACCGGCGCGGTCCGAAGACGCTACCAATCGCGAGCACGTCGGGTGGAACGACGTGTGTACAGACTGTACGGCGCGGATCTCGGCTACAAGCGAGATCAAGAGACAGTCGAACTGCCTAAGCAACGGAGGATCTTCAGGATTACATTGCGAACGTCGCCCCGAAGGACGTTCCACTACTCGCCGGCCTTCGGCAGGTGCGGGTGGACACGGCCTACGTCGAGTGGCTCGAGGATGTTCTTCCCGGTCGGGGCCACAACGCCACGATCGAAGGCATCGCATACACCGAGTACGGAGTCTCGATGCCGATCCGGCGCTTCACGCATGTCCAGACGTTCTACAACAGTGGGGCGGTTTCGGACATCGAGCGCCAGGTCGAGCACGCGGGCTTCGAGGACGCGCTCTCCTACGCGGAGCAGAAGGCGTTCCTCGCCATGCGGAACGACATCGAGCACGCGCTCCATCGTGGCTCGGCGGCCACGGGTGCCACGTCTGCGGCTCGCCAGTTCGCTGGCCTGCTCAACGTGATCACGACCAACGCGACGAATGGGTCCGGCCTGACGCTGACCGAGAGTGTGTTCAACGACATGCTCGAGACAGTCTGGCAGTCCGGTGAGGTCTCGCCATCCGAGATCTTCGTGAACTCGCGTCTCAAGCGAACCATCTCCGGGTACACGACCAACGTCACCCGGAACATCGACGCGGCTGACAAGCGTCAGGTCCTCGCGACCGACATGTACGATTCCGACTTCGGAACGCTGCGTGTCTACCTGTCGCGCGACCAGCTGCGTTCCGCTACCGTGACGGCTAAGGGCAACTCGATCGCCGCGATCGACCCGACCTACTTCGTCACGGGCTGGCTCCAGACGGCCCGGCGGGAGATCCTGCCGCGCGACGGTCTCCGCGACCGCTTCCAGATGAGTGCGTCCACGACCCTCATCGCGAAGACGGAAAAGGCGGGCGCCGTCATAAAGGACTGCGTGGCCAACATCTGAGCGTAGGACGACGGGGGAGCGGGAGTAGCGTCCCGTTCCCCCGCCTGTCCGTTACTAAGGAATTAGAGATCAAATGGCACGGCAAGTACAGTTCGGATCAAGAGAGGAAAAACGCCGCTTCCTCGAAGAAGTCTGTTCTGCCTTCGAGAAGGTCTGCCCCGACATGATAACCTTTATCACTCAGGTCATCGACGACAACCGGAAGAAGCTCCGGGCGCCGGATGCCTTCAGTGCGTCGGGGCGTGTGCGTTTCAAGACGTCACTGCCATTCCACTTTCAAATGTTTGTGGAACAGCAGGCGCGTAAACGTGGTTTGGTTGGCCCGAAGGACAAGCCCTTCCTGGCCGAGCACGACAACATGCAGCTTCTCTTCCAGATCTGGCCGGACATTGAGGTTGGCAAGGGAACGAAGAAGTTCATGGTAGACATAAAGAAGAAGGAGAACTGAGAGTATGTCGAAGAGAGCACGGAACAAGAAGAAGTCTCCCCGCCAGGAGCAGATTGAGAAAATCAAGATCGAGACGCCGATCAGCGTCTGTATCATTATGAAGAACTGCGCCAAGCAGACCCTCAACCTGCTCAAGAGTCTGCGGCCCATCCTGGTTCACCCCATGGATGAGGTCGTGATTGTGGACACCGGCTCGACCGATGGTACGCCGAAGAAGGTGATGACCAAGGGCGTCCGGCACGTCCCGAGCCTCCGGGTTATTGAGCGCCCGGACCTGAACAGTACGGAGCTGGTCGCGAAGCTGAAGGTCTGGAAGCCGGCGCTCTTTCAGAAGTTCGGCGGATCCAAGACCTTCAAGAAGGGAATCATCCGCTCGTTTGCGGAGGCCCGGCAGATCAGCTTCGACGCAGCCCGGAACGACGTCTGCATGTGGCTGGATACCGACGATGTCATCACGGGCACCGACGGCTTCCGCGCTCTCGTGCAGCGGTACCTGTCGGCTGGACCTGAGAACAATGCTTTCTTCATGCCGTACAACTACGCACAGGATCCTGAGGACCTGGCTTGCACCACCGTCCTGTGGCGCGAGCGCGTGATCGACCGGCGTAAGTATCGCTGGGCCGGCCGCTGTCACGAGGTCCTGATCCCGCGCGTCGAGGGGTACATGGGTAACCCCGGTCTGTGCGGCGAGAGGGACATTACGATCCACCACGTCCACGGTATGCGGCATGCCCACGAGATTTCGGATCTGCGGAACTACGCGATCCTCCGGGATGAGTTCGAGCGCTGTAAGGCGTCCGGTGAGTGGATCGATCCGCGGACTCTGTTCTATCTGGGCAACGCCTGCCGGGGTCTGGGGGAATACGAGGAGGCAATCCGGCTGTACGACGAGTTCGAGCCCCTGAGTGGGAACCCGGACGACCGTGTGCTGGCGTGCCTCTACCGGGCCAACATCTATCAGGAGCTAAAGCGCCCGTGGCGCTCCCTGCACCTGCTGAACCAGGCCGAGATGATCAACCCCGAGGACCCGCGGCCGAGCCTGGGGAAGGCGCAGTGCTACTTCATCATAAAGAAGTACAAGCTGGCCATCCACCACGCACAGCGGGCGATCGAAATGGGTAGGGAATTCAAGAGCTTCAACTCTATGAACCCTGTCCAGGTCGACTATCTGCCGTGGCACCTGACGGCCATCGCGGCGAAGGAACTGAATGACGTACAAACGGCTCTTCAGGCGGCGGAGCAGTTGGTGCGGTGCCGGCCGGACGTCCGAATGTCCCAGGGCACCCGCGCGGCCCTTCAGGATTGGGCCAATCGGAAGAACCGAGCAGAGTCAATCAAGGGCGTGATCTCTCTGCTGAACTCGAAGATCCACCAGCGGAACGCCCTAATCAACATGGAGGGACTCGACAATTTGGAGGAGTTCGGCCTGGCCAAGCCGGAAGTGACGGTCTCTGACTCGAAGCAGAAGAAGCCCACGGTCGCCATGTTCTGTGGTGGCAGCTGGGAGGACTGGGGCCCGAAGTCGCCGGACGGGATCGGCGGCTCTGAGCAGATGGTCCGGGACCTCGTGCCCGAGCTGGCCAAACTGGGCCTCGACATCACGGTCTATGCACCCGTGCCGAAGGAGGAGCGCAGAGTCCACAAGGGCGTCACGTGGCGCCACCACCTCGAGTTCAACGACAGTCTGCCCCGGGACTACCTGGTCGGATGGCGGCACGCGCAGATCCTCCAGTTCCCGGTGCCGGCCAAGAAGCGGTACCTTTGGTTACACGACATCGGCGGCAATCAGATCTGGAAGGACCCGGCGATCAAGGCGCTCTGCTCGAAGGCGATCTTCCTGAGCCCGTGGCACAGGGAGTTCAACAGCGAGTGCCCTGACTCGAAGTGCTTCGTCTCCAGAAACTCAATCGACGTGCCCCTGATCGAGCGCGTTGAGAAGGACGAGAAGCTGCCCCCCCGGAACCCGCTGCGCTTCGTCTACAGCAGCTCCCCCGACCGCCAGCTGCACTACGTCCTCGCGGCGTGGGAGCGGGCGATGGAGAGGGGGATCCTGCCGGAAGAGGCCGAGCTGGTGATCATGTACGGGTTCAACGCCGTCTACATGGGGATGGCGGACCGGGCCCCGTACATCAATGTCTTCGGCAAGGAGCGAAGCAGGATGGACTACATGGAGGACCTCCTGTCCTGGATCGACCGGCTGCCGAACGTGGTATACGGCGGGCGAATGCCGAAGGCTGCGGTTCTGGGCTCCTTCTTGTCGTCAGGCGCCATGCTCTACACGCCCGACTTCACCGAGACGTTCTGCATCTCGGCGGCCGAGGCTCAGGCGTGCGGGTGTGTGCCGCTGACCAACGACTGTGCGGCGCTGGCCACGACGAACCGCTACGGGGTGCAGGTGCCTCGGACCGGTAATGCGGACGGCGCGTACCATCTTCTGTGCGACTACCTCGCCAACCACGAAAAAGAGTGGAGGGATGGAGCGAGACAGGTCATGGAGAAGAATGCTCGCGAGGTCTTTTCGACAGAGGCGCTCGCGAAGGAGTGGAAGGAGGCGCTATTCGATGAGTAAGCGAGCGGCGTACTCCGGATGGAAGCTGGCGTGGCTGCCGCACCATCTTCAGAGGCTGCGCGCGGATAGGCTCTGCTCGCCCGCGCACGTGCAGCTACACCTGACTGGTGCGTGCCAGATGTCCTGCAAGTGGTGTACTTACAACGGGGCCGTGCCACGACTGTCGCGGCCCAACAAGAAGATCCTCAGGGACGACGCGGTGAAGTTCCTCCTCGACTTCTTCACAACGGGGGGCCGGGCGGTCGAGTTCACCGGTGGGGGCGAGCCGACGTGCCATCCTCACCACCTCGAGATTATCCGCTTTGCCATGAGCCTGGGACTCGACATCGCGTTAATTACTAACGGGCTCGTGCCCAAGCCGGCGGAGCTGATCCGCCTGATCCCGGACTTCAAGTGGCTGCGGGTGTCCCTGGATGCCTCGACGCCGGAAGAGTTCAAGGCGCGCAAGGGAGTCGACGGATTCGACAAGGTAACGGCGTTCATCTCCCTGGCGGCCCGGACTGCCAAGCGGAACGGCAACTGCCACGTTGGTGTCTCGTATCTTATTGACGAAAACACCACGACAGAGGAAATTCGCCGGGCGGTTGAGCTGTGTAGGGGGCTTGGAGCCCACTCACTCCGGTTCGCTCCTATCTATAAGGAGAGCGCGCCGACCAAGATCGCCCGGGCAACGCAGGAGGAACTCGAGGCGCTGACGGTCGAGGACTTCCTGGTCATCAACATGACGGAGCAGAGACTCGAGGACATTGAGGCCGCGAAGAAGCACCCGTGCCGAACCTGCGGCTACATGTACACCAGCCTCGTCGTGGGCTGTGACTCAAAGGTCTACCCGTGCTGCTTCCAGGTCTACTCGGAGGAGCATAAGATCGCGGACCTGACCCAGGAGCGGTTCAAGGACTGGTGGTTCAGTGACCGGCGGAAGAAGCTCGTCGACAGCTGGCGGCGCAATGTGCGCTGCGACGGTGTGGCGTGCTGGCACCGCGAGAAGAACGATCTGTTCTACAAACTGGTAGAGGAGCCTCCAGATGACCTCTTCTTCATCTGAGCGTCCGACCGACAACAGTTCTTCGTGAGGTGAGTTTTAGGGGGTCTCGGAGCGGAGGCGGCGGCCGAGCCGAGCGTAAGTGGTTTCCGTGCGCCAGCCCCCTCTTTTTGGAGATAGCCATGGCGCTTGGCAGAACGTTCAAAGAACTACAGAACGAAGTGGGCCGGTACGTGGGACGTCCGGGTTCCAACTACCTCGAGAAGCTGAAGGACTGGATCAACGACGGAGTCCAGGACTACACCCGCCAGCTTGCTTCGCCCTGGACCAGGCGCCGCCGCCGCTTCCTGTCCAATGGCGAGCAGGGCTTTGGCTGTCCCCAGGACGTGGACATGCCGGTGTGGATTCTGAACGTGACGGACAAAGTACCGGTCGACCCTGGGATCCAGTGGGACCGGGTCTATCCCGAATCAATGTCTGGCAAGATCCAGGGCGTGCCGTGGGAGTGGCAGCCTGACGGGGTCTACCCGGTCATCGAGCAGCCCGGCGGCGGCGTCTACCTGACGGCCGAGACCAGGACCGGCGTCGAGGACAACGTCTTTGTGACGGGTGAGATCCAGGACACCGGAAGCTCGGGCATGTCGTCCGAGTACCTGCGCACGCAGGACACCGTGTACTGTACCGAAGCATCGATCCTCACCCTGGCGACCCCGTTCGTGACGATCACCGGGATCAGCCGGGACACCAACAGCGACGAGCCGTGCATCATTCGCCGGGCAGATACGGGCAAGGCCATCGCGATCATCGAGCGGGGCGAGCGGGTCCCGCAGTACACCTGGGTTCGGTTCATGTACAAGCCGCCGGCCGGGAACATCTTCGAGATGAGCTACGTCCCCCGGGTGCCGCGGCTAATCCAGGACCAGGATCCGATCCCCGGATTCGTGGACCCGAGCTTCGTCAAGTGGTACGCCGCTGAGGTGGCGTGCCGCGACATGGGCATGGCCTCCAAGGCGCAGTATGCGGCCCGGAAGGCGGAGGAGGCGATCCTCGAGGAGCGGCAGAAGCAGCTCAACTTTGGCGACAACATGTGGCAGGCGATGCCCTACGACGATGAGTGGAACCTGGAGGGAGTGGACTAATGCCGCAGTACCAGCGAATCACCGACTTCTCGGGCGGCCAGAACGAGAGGGACGACCTCTCGGCGGTCGAGCCGAACGTCGGCGAGCTGGTCCAGAATGCCTTCATGGACAGGCAGGGCCGGCTCGACACTCGCTGGGGTGTGGATCCGTTCGGCGGGGGCGGGGCCACTCCTGGCGGTCTCGGTGTGTTTGATCCTCCGGGCGTCGACAAGCGCCTGATTGGGATTTGGCCGCCTTACATCTACCATTCGACAGCCAATGAGTCCTGGAACCAGGCGGCCAGTGGGGCCTCGCTGGTCAACGGACTCCATAAGGTCGTGACCGGACACGATGCCGACAGCAAGTGGTTTAGCTTCGTACACAGCGTCGAGGGCTACGAGGCCACCGGCGATTCGTACCCCGCCTCGGGCCTGACCTGGTTCAGCCCCGAGGAGGGCTCCTACTCGCAGATGGCAGAGTTCCGGCCCAACGTCCTGACCTTCTGGCAGGGGCGTATGTGGGCGGCCGACTCGACCGCGACCAACTACGAGGGCGACCACCTGTTCTGGTCGAAGATCCTCGACGCGACGACCTGGTCGCTCCCCGGGCAGAACATCCGGGTCGACCCGGCACAGGGCGGCCGGATCACGGCGCTGATCCCGGCTCGTGGCAACACGCCCCAAATGTACGTCTTCAAGGACAACGCCATCTACCTGTTTGAGGTGGTGTGGGGCACCGACGGCTACGTGCCGCTGACGGCAAACGACCTTGACACGACGAAGGCCATCGTGCGGCCAATCTCGAAGGACGTGGGGTGTGTTGCCCCTGCTTCGGCCCTGTGGGTGCCCAGCTCTCGCGGCGCCGACATCTGGTTCCTGGCGGCGGACGGCTTCCGCTCCCTCAAGCGAACCCAGGATGACGTGGCGAGCGGTGCTGCTGGGCCCCCGCTGTCGGAGACGATTCCGACGACGGTGGGCCGGATCAACTACAGCTACGCGCGACGGACGTGGGCGACGGCCTTCGAGAACTACGTGCTCTTTGCCGTGCCGCTGGATGGGGCGAAGCACCCCACCCACATGGTGGTGAAGAACGTCCTGGCCCCTGACGATAAGGGCTGGGGCCTCTGGGATCTTCAGGCGGCAGCACTGGCGACTGTGGATCTGCCCAACCGGCGGCTCTTCATGCAGTGCTCGACCAGCTACTCAGCGGCTCTGGCGGCCGGTGACACCCTGGCAGCTCACGTCTACGAGCTGTCGGACTCCGTCGACATCCAGAACCCGGGCGAGGCCTGGATCGAGAAGAAGTACGACACGCGCGAGTTCGACCTCGAGGCGCCGCTGCGGAGGAAGCGGGCCCTGTGGTGCGAGGTTCAGTACAACACGAATAGCGACACCGGCGCGACGGTGACGATCGACTACCGATTAGACTCCACGGCGACGTGGCAGAACCTCGGCTACTTCTACGCCGAGCCGTCGCCGGAATACCCGACAATCCCGGCACTACTGCCGCTGACGTTTGACACGGAGTCGCCGATTCACTCGAAGAACCTTGACATGGACCAGCTCAATGCGGCCTACCGCGTGCAGCTTCGACTGTACGATACGGGGCCGGGCAAGGCTGTGTACCGCAAGGTCGAGATTGTGGGCAACGTACTACCGAAGGAGTGGAGCGAATGAGCGGGAACATCCTTCCGTCGGTGGTTGGGTCCGGTGACACCCTGACGCAGAACTACTTTCACTCTCTGATCGACGGAACTGACGTGAAGGGAATCGGCTCCGGGGCGTGGGCCGGTGGGGACTACCGTCTCATCCAGCCCGAGGGCGCTACTCTGCCGACCGAGCCCGCACTCTTTGCGCGGTCGAACAGCGTCAGTCCGGAACTGGCAATCTGGTCGGATACTGGGCCCACCTGGTCCCGCCTCGGCCCCAACCTAATAGGGCCGGTACAGGTCAAGCAAAATCTGAAGCGTATGATCCCGCAGGGCGGGCCGTTCTTCATCTCCGACGTGAGCCAGGACCTCTCGGACGGCAATGTCGGCACCGGCAGCAACGACTATTTCCCGGTGAAGTTTCTGCCCGAGGTGGGCAACCAGTGGGGTGGCTGGCCCGATGGCCATGGGGGTCCCTACGTCAACCTCGAAGCGACCTGCGAGACTGGGAACCCGTCAGCCTGGCGACATCAGACGATGCAGACCTATGGGTGGTGTGACGTTTACGTCAAGTGCTCCGGGGCCACGGCCGCGCCTGGCGACCCGATCATTCTGTCTGGCACCAACGATTACTTCTGGGCCGTACCGATGAGCTGCTCCAGCTTTGGCGCATCGGGCGGCATGTCCGGCGTTCTGTGCGGGCACCTGGCCGACTATGCTCTGGACGGCCACGACGGGCTGGCACGTTGCTTCTTCACGGGCGCCAAGATCTGGCGGGTCATTGACGACGCGGAGCATCCGTAATGGGACAGAAGGGAACGCCGGGATACGACTTCGGCGCAAATGAGCTGCTGACCGCGAAGAAGCTGCGTCGGTGGCTGGAGGAAGCAAATTGGGAGAACCTCTCGTATTCCGTTGCGCCGCCTGGTATGATCGCCTGTTTCAATCAGACGGCTGCCGCGCCCGAGAGCTTCGGCAACATCTGGTTCAACCTGCACAACGGACTCACCAAGGTCTACACGCAGCACGGCTGGGTACCGGTCTTCGATCCTTTCACGTGGTGGACGAACCGCCTGAACCAGGGTGGGAGCCGCGACTACCTGGGTCCAAACATCATGGAGATCACGGCCAACGGGGTCGACATCTCCGACGGCAGCGCTACCAACGCCTCAAGTTTCACCATCGGAAACATGGTGATCAACGAGGGCTACCGAATCCAGCTCTTTGTTCGTGGTGAGCCGCTGGTTATGTGTCTCCGGCAGGAAAGCGCGGGCACTCTATCCCACCCGCTCTGTGTGGGCGCCGGTATCGCCCAGCTCCTGCGCCACGCCAGCACTTCGCAGGCAAATAAGCAGCAGCCGGTGGCTGCCGCTAACGTGAACGCGGGTCAGGGTTGTGGAGTAACGACGGCCACAGACCGGCCGACGTGGGCAGTAGGAGTCTGGATGGACGCAACGCTCCATTCCGGCGCCTCCAACATGGGCCTGGTCTGGACGCTGGACGGACCACTTCCGTCCGCCTTCCGAGCTGTGACGGGGTATTGAGATGGCAGGTATTATTCGCTCGACCGACATCCCGGCCAGCGGTCCGAACCGTCAGGATCTGTACAACGCGATCAGCCTGGCACAGCTGACGAACATCGCCCTGACTGACCTGAGCACCGACGCGGTTCTGGGCACGATTAGGTCTGGCTCGCTTCCGCCGAGCGGGATGACACATGGGCAGCTGTGGTTCGATCTGAGCTGGCACAGCCTTCGGCAGTTTGACTCGACGACGAGCCTGAACTGTATGCTGGGGCCGGACATGTTCCAGATTCCAGCGCGGGCAGCGTGTCCAATCATGCAGCACCACGCTGTCCAGATCGATTTCGCTGAGACCTACACGCTCGAGGGCGGGACCCCGGGCCTGAACACGATCCCCGCCGTGCGCTGTTGCACCGACGGCCAGACGTTCTGTGAGGCGATTGGTTTCTCGGATGATACTGTCGTCTCTGGCGGCTACGTGGCGGTCAACGTCCGAGGCTTTATGCAGGGATGGGTCCTGGGCGGAGACGGCATGGCGATCCGCGACGTCGTCGTCGGCGCCTCTGGCTACAGCGGTGCCGTCGTGGGCAAGTCTGTCCAAGACACCGACCTGTTTGA